TATGAAATCAGAACAATTCAAGCACAATCTCAAGAAGGCGAAACGCCTTAATGAAGAGAGAAGATTCAGAGAGACTATCAAGAGAATAGATGCCTCTATCGAGATTATAAAAAAATTATCTAAATTTATATAGTTATGTACTACGATCAAAAAAACTATAAGTTCTACAAGCCTATCTCTGCAGAGCAGAATAGAGAGAACATCAAGAGATTAATCGTTGACGCCATTGCGATAGTTTTATTCATAGTATTTATAGTGCTAATGCTATCAGGCGCATTCTGGCTAGACGCCATGAATCCAGACGTAATCGCTGCAGGATTTGGGATGCTACTCCCTCAGCCTAGCAGCTGGATGAATCCTCCAGAGTATTTTGAGGATGACGAGGAGTTTGAATGCTTGGAATGCGGTAAAGTATCAAACTCAGAAATATGCTCCGATGACTGCCGAGACGCCTACATGATGTGAAGGTGAACGTTTTTTCATTTATTAGTTTGTCGATCCCTCCAGAAATGGGGGGATTTTTTTTTATGTAACTTTGATATAGAATTTAGACTTTTGGACAATAATAAGAGAGGCTGTCTAGCAGAGTATCAATTTGTGATTGAATGCCTGAAGAGAGGATATGAGGTATCGATGCCAATCCTAGACGCCTCTACTTATGATTGTATTGTAGATACTGGATCCAAACTTCATAAGATCCAGATAAAGTCAACGATAAAAGTTCCTGATGAGAATAGATCAACGATTCATGTACCACTTCAAAACAATAAGGCACTATATACAAAAGATAGAGTGGATTACTTTGCTGTATGGAGTAGCTTCTTTAATGGTTTCTTTGTTTTTGAAAATTTTGGAAGAATGGCAGCTGTAAGGATTTCCCTTGATGGGAAGTATTCAAAATATTTCAATAACTTTGATTTCGAGTAACTCACTCACCTTTCTCACCCTTGAAAAAGTCTCATTATCTTCTAGTGAGGCTTTTTTTTTACCTTTGTATAAAATCATATATTATGAAAGTTAAAATAATTAAGGAGGTATTTTCTAGTGCTGGATGGAGGCGAGAAGGTGATATCATTGATCTGAAGGGAAAAGAATTAAATCACTATATCAATAAAGGAATCGCCATTGAGCACAAAGAAGAGAAAGCAGCTAAAAAAGAAACAAAACAAGCGAAAGCTCCTGCAAAGCGAACTACTAAAAAATCATCATAATGCTCAAGACCAGATTAGCATACTTCAGCGAGCAGCCACAAAACTATCATCAGCAGCTAAAAGTAAATTCTACTACAGGATCAGAGATAGTTTCTACAGCGGAGGCGAAAACTTTTATCAGAGTAGATACCTCAGCGGATGATACTATCATAGGCGAGATGATTACTACTGCTCGAATAGTATGTGAGAACTTTCTTGGAAAGGATATCGTAGCTAAGAATAGAACGCTATATATTCCATTCATAAACGATAGGATCAATCTACCCTTTGCGCCAGTGGCTTCTATATCATCTATCACTGTAGATGGAAATAGTGCGACTCATAAGACTAAGGGATTAGATAATGAGATTATAGAACTGGATCAAACGCCAGCTAGAGAGGTCAAGATTACCTATGTGACCTCTGGATTAACTGGATCTAATCTAGAGCACGCTATCAAACAGCTGGTATCTACATACTATGATAATAGATCAGAGTATGTTACAGGGACAATAGTAGCGGATCTTCCTACTAATATAAAAGCCTTACTAGCTGGAGAGCAAAATGTATTCATATAATGAACGCTGGACAATTAGATACAAGAGTAGAGGTCAAGAGGCTAACAAAGACAGCTGATGGATATGGCGGATTCACATCTACCAAAGCTGTAGCATCTACGATCTGGGCAAAGAAAATAGATGTATCTGGTGACTTTGATTCGGAGAGTGGAAGGAGAAAAATCTATGCTGATATTGAGCTGATAGTACGCAAAAAGACAGCGGACACGATTCAAGACAATGATCTTCTAGGATTAGAATCAGAGGAGTATCGTATTATAGCTAAGTTTGATTCAAAGCATAAGTATTATACAACCATAAGAGCGACTAAGAATGGCTGATATCAAGATCAATCAGGCGGATATGAAGAACCTTCAAAACAGCATAGACAAGCTCTTAAATATTGATAAGGCTATTCTAGGAGCTGAAATAGGAAAGGCTGCATTTTTGATTGACAGAAAGGCGAAAAGAAATATCGCTTCAGCTGGTTTCTCTGCCTCTAGTGGAGGGCTTAGTAGAGGTCAAAAGGTCAATCTAAATAAACAAGAGAAAAAAGCTGAGATATTGAATGATAAAAAATACGCACCTTATATCGAGTTCGGAACCAGATACAAAACGATAAAGCTGGATGATATGCTTGAGCTGGGGATCCCAGCAAGCTACGCTGCTCAGTTCAAAGCTAGTCCATTAAAGAAGCCTACTAATATAACAGCCAAGCCTTTTTTCTTTTCAGCCATCAGAGTAGGATTCAAAAGCCTATTGGATAATCTAGAGAAACAAATTAAAAAAGCTCTTAAATGAATGAAGCTCTACATCATATAAGGAAGAAATACTACGCTCTGCTGAACGATACGATCACAGTTAATGGTTCTACTGTTCCAGCTTATAATCGTGTACCTACGAGCGCCTCAGAGCCTTATATCAAGATATCATCAGTATCTACTAATGAAGTAGATCAGAATGCTGATTCATTCAATGTAGAATGTGTTACAAGGATTGAGGTGGTGACAGGATTCGATGGAGACTCTGGAGGAGATCTAGATGCTAATAAGATTGTGGATGGCGTACTAAACAAGATAAGAAAACGATCAGCGGACTATATAGATCTATCAAGCGATAATTTTAACGTATATACTACTACCATTGAGGGAGTCCAGTACATAGAGGAAGATATGGATGATAAGTCGTATTTTCGTAGTATAATAGAAGTATCAAATAGACTGGAGAAAATATGATCGGAGATATCAAACTTTATGGAATCAATATATCAGCTTTGGCGATTACTTATGTTGAGTCATACAACGAGAAGCTGCAAACAATCCTACTATTAGCAACTATATTTTACACTTTTTTAAACATATTCACAAAATTAAGAAATGGCAAAGATTGATATCGATGGAGATGGAGTAGCGGATTTTAGTATTTCGCTTACTCAGATTATAGCTTTATGTACCATATTCGCTTCTATAATAGGAAGCTATTACACCTTAAGCGCCAAAGTGGATAAAGCTATGATGATGCCTCCCACTGAGGTAAGCAAGAAGGATATCGATGCGCTCAAGCGTGAGTATGATCTTAAAATAGAAAAAGTACAGATCCAAACATCTGAGAACATGGATGAGATCAAGTCACTAGGTAGAGAGCTTAGAAATAACTATAGACTCAAAAAATAGAAAAAATATAAATTCAAAAAATGAAAAAACTAGAAAAAATCTGGAATGCTGGAAAGGAGTGGGTAGTCAAGAAGTGGAATGGATCTGCTTTTGATCTATTTCTGCTTGCTTCTATCGGTCTTATTTTACTCACTATATTATCTTTTATTATTGGTAGGCTATGAGAGAACTTAAATATTTTAAATATGAAGAGTTCGATTCTCCAGACCTTCCACATAGTGGGTCTGTCAATATGGATCCAAAGTTTATGGATATGCTCGAGGCTGCTCGTGAAATCGCTGGGATTCCATTCATTATCACTTCAGGCTATAGAACCAAAGAGCATAATGATGCTATCGGATCAAAATCGACAAATCACACTACAGGGAGAGCAGCAGATATTGCAGCCACAAACAGCCGAGACAGATTCATTATCATCTCTGCTCTTATCGAAGTTGGATTCAATCGTATTGGAATCGACTTCAAGAGAAAATTCATTCACGTTGATTCCAATGGAACAGACTACGGAGGAGATTCAGCACCAGATGTTTTTTTCGGATACTAATACAGTAGGTAATACGCTATGCTTAAATTTCTAGTAGGTTTATTGAAAGGAGGAGATGGAAGGAAATCAGTAGCTGGAAATCTGGCTTGGGAAATCCGAGAGGCTATCAAAGGAAAGGAGTTAGATCCTAACGAGCTTATATCTATACAAACTAAAATAAATGAGATAGAAGCGCAGCATAGAACTGTATTTGTAGCAGGGTGGAGACCATTTGTGGGATGGATTTGTGGGATAGCCTTAGCTTATAACTTTGTAATCAGAGATATGGTCATCTGGATAGTATCTCCAGAGAATGTTCCACCAGCTCTACAGATGGATCATTTAATGACTGTACTCATGGGGATGCTAGGACTGGGAGGTCTTAGAACCTATGAGAAACTAAAAGATAAAACTAAGTGATGGGAAAGTCTTTAAATAGAAGAGGGAAATATAGCCACTGT